AATGCCGGTTACGATATCCGGCGTCCCTTAGGAGAGACCGTTCAAGTCACATCAGTTGAAAACTGAGCTGCCAACGGCTGCGTAAGCGGCGGCAATCATACGACGTGAGGGCGTACCCAAACGGTAGGCAGTTTTACCATTCTTAGCAGTATTGCTATAGATGGAATAACCTTGTGCGCGCAACTCGGAGATACGAGCGGCTACAGAGGTTTCTGTAGTACCAAACAAACCTGCCATTTGACCGGCAGTAAATTGACGGCCATGTGACAAAGTTTTAAGTACACTGTTTTGCAAAGACATAATATTTCCTTAATATAGAAATGCCCCACCATAGAAAAAGTTACGAGGGCGGCGGTCTTTCCCTCGTAACAGAGAATTAAGCTTCAGCTAGTTCTTTGATTGATTCAAGCTCTAGATCAACTACTTCCTCTTTCGCAGCCTTAATTATAGGCTGTTTCACAGTTTTCGTCAACTCTTTCTTTCCCAGAATCTCGATAATGTCTGATGCATAAGCAACAAACTGATCTTGATCCAATAGAAACTGGCACGCTTCTGGTTTGGTCATGGGCTTAGGAAGCTCAATCAAATCGATATCAGTATCGCCCTGCTTTTGCAAGTTCTTAATTCGAAGAACCTTATCAGAACAGAAACGAACCTTAATCACCCCGTTGTTACGGGAAACACCTGCTACTGTAAACATATCAATGCCTTTCATAATATAAAAAATACTATCAAACGCCCAGGCCTTGACCTGCCATCAGATAGTTGGTTACCTTGGTAACCATAACATCCTTAGACGTTGCTCGCTCTAACTCGTAGATGAACTTATCTTTGGTTGTACGTTTACCAGAGGACTGCTCTATCAGTTCCTTACAGATTACTCGAAAGCTTTCCAAAGTCGCCGAATGATATTGACTAAACAAAAATATCATACCCTCACCACCCACCATATCTTGCTTAACCCGTGCTCGTGAATTAGTTTGAGTCATAATGTATTCCTTTTAAACATATGTTATTATAACCTATTTCAGGGTTACTGGCAACTTTTGGATGGTCGTTACGTCCATAAAAAAAGAGCCTTACGGCTCTTCTTTCTCTAGTTCCTCTACATCTAGTAGACCCCTATCTATTAATTCTGTTACGGTTTCCTCAATACCCTCGTATCTCCCCTTCCAGTAACAGGCGTAACAGGCCGCAAGCATGAGGGCGATCTGAATTACATCTCCCACACTGAGCAGTGCATCGTTCATTTAAACCTTTCCGATTATACTGTAACATAAGGCATCCATTGAAAGGTTTTCTTTAGAAGCCTCTTCTTTATTCTTGACCAATCATCTCCTTTGTATATCTTTTTATAATAGTTATAAGACCAGAGTTTCTTTCTTTTATCAATGGTTCTTAAAATTTCATAAGGATCTTTTTTAGGATAGCAGTACTTAATTTCCATAGCAATATCGTGGCCGTAGGCATCTATCTCATCGATGTCCGCAAGGTACTCTTTTTCTTCTGATATTGAACCTGTTAAGTTACGGAAATCGATTGCACAGGGTTCACCATCTGTCTCCCTATTCTGCCATTGTAACTCATGAATTGTTTCGTGCTGACAAACCTGGGACACTGCAAATTTAAACTCTCTCCAATTTTCATTGGTAATAGAATAATGCTTTTGTTCTTTAGGAAAATTAAGTATGATATATTTGACATCTTCTTCCATGTCGTAAAGACCGGAGACAGATAGGTCATCTGGACCGTAATCATCGAATGTTTCGAATCTGAACTTAAACGGTATGTTGGCTCTTTTATAGCCGCGCGTTAAAGTTCCGGCAATTTGGTAATAAGTAGGACGTCCTAAAAGCTTAGATTTCTTATCTTCTAAAACTTGATCTATGACTGGCGCAAGATACATAGGACCTCCTTTTAATTTATTTATACCTTTATGCCGGAGAAATCCTTTGTCTTAAACATTTTAGACATACCAAAGTTGCTGTTCTCGTTCTCATCTTGACCAGAATCAGCTAAGTTACTTTGAGCAATATCCTCTAAGTCATACAGTCGCATCTTCGCACGATCAATACCAATCATAAACCGCTTATATAATGTTGGATCATTATACCGGTTTTTTAACTGCTTGACCATGATCTGATTGAGACCTTCGAGCTCTTCTGTACTTATTAAGGCAAACATAAAATCTGCCGTGGCGGGTAAACCGAAGGATTCGGACGTATCGGTCAGCTCCACATCTGTATTCGAGAAACCCGAACGCGTAGTTTGTGTAGCGGAGACGATAGGTAAATTAAATTCTACAGCTAGACCTCTCAACTCTTCAGCAATGGCTTTGATATATGTATAAGAATTGACTCCGCCACCGGGCTTGAATCTAGAGGATGCGCAGATGTTCAAGTAATCGATAAAGATAACATCTGGCTTAAATGAGCGTTTTAACGATAATTCGTTCAATAAACCCTTAAAGTGACCAACGTGAGCAGAAGCGGTAGGGTATTCTTTGATAATTAACTTACCATGAGACTTACCGTTAATCTTACTAATCCTACCTTCGAACATCTGCTTAGGTAAGTTCTTTAACTGATCGATTTCAACGTTTAGTAAGTTAGCATCAACACGCTCGGCAATCCTCTCCTCTGCCATCTCCATCGTAATATAGAGAACGTTCTTACCTAGAGCCAGATTCGCAGCAGCCATGTGACACATGAAAAGAGACTTACCCACACCAGTACCAGCCAGAGCAATATTAAGCGTCTTGTTTGGTAGGCCTCCATTTGTGATTTTATTGAATAACGAAAGATCAAACGGAAGGCGAGACTCCACCCGATTATAAAAATCAAACCGATCAGAAGAATCTTCGAAATAATCGTGACCCACGGAAGAATCAAAGCAGACACCTAGCGCCTCCTGTAACAATGATGGTATGCCATCTTTACTAAAGTTCTTATCTCTACCTTCCATGATACCAATCGATTGAAGAATGGCATTATAAACGGCTTTATCTTTACAAAACTTTTCAGTCTCGTCTAACAGCCAATCTTGATTTGGCTTTTCAAATATATCTAATTCTTTTACTAACTCACTCGTCTCTTTAAAAGTACCCTCAGGTAAGTTAGAGTTTTGTAATGTAATACCCAGCGCCTCGGTAGTTGGAGGTTTATTATACTTAACTACAAATTCGCTAATTATCTTATAAACAGTTCTTTCACTCTCATCCGTAAAGTACTCAGACTTTATAAACGGAAGAACCTTTCGCATGTAGTCTTCATTGTGGACTAGATTCCTTAGAATCGTTGTTTCCAGTCTGCTTGAACTCATTAATTGCTTCTCTCAAAATATCATTTATAATTACTTCAACAACTGCCTTGAAGGTATCGCTCTTTATGTCTTCATCGGTTATTAATTCAGGCTTATGTACTACGTGATAGTCAAGAGCAAGTTCGTTACTACCTTCGTCAGGCCAATCTAACTTTTCAATCTGTACAGTTACGCCATTGAACTCACCATCGATAATTTCAAAACCCCAATCTTTCTCGCCAACAAACCAGGGTTTAAATAAATCATTCCTCAACATCAGCATACTCCTTGGTAATATCCTCATCACTCAAGATAGCACCATTAGCAACTTGATAGGTAGTCTTTACCCATTCCTGGAATGAAGGTGACTGGAGAATAGGTAACCAGAACTCCTTAGTATCGCATTGTGCTGATCTAAACTTCTGCTCTTCTACTTCACCGGTATCTTTATTAACGCGAGAATACCAACCGTTAGAAGGTTTAATAACGTGACCGGACTCTAATGCCATATCCAGTAAACCAGACCAACGACTGATACCACCATCGTGACGAACGGTAACTGGGATCTTAGATTTCTCTCTTACATAACGAGACTTCTCAACGTTAATAATAAAGTTATAACCTACAACCTCGGTACCTTCTTTTTCTTGCTGACGACCAAGGATAAAGATATTATCGGCAGCATAATAAGAACCAGTACCACCACCTACAACATCTTTAGCATACAATTCCATAGTCTTGTAAGTATGGTTAACTACAATCATAGGAATATCTTTAAGAGACAGGTGAGGGGTAATCATACGGAACAAAGACTTGATCTGCTTTGCTCGTGACATATCTGCTACTGACTTACCTTCTAAAGCATCTTCGACTTCTTTTTTAGATGCCAAGTTACCAATAGAGTCAATAATAATAATCAGATGATCACTTCTTTCGACCCCTTCTAACTGAGTCATTACATCGAACTTTAACTGCTCAATATTAGTTAAAGGGGTATGAATAACGCGCTTAGAATCAATACCGAAAGAGTCAAAGTATGACTGAGGAGTACCGAACTCAGAATCATAAAAGAGTAAAGCCGCATCGGGATACTTATCCAGATACGACTTCGCCATCAACAAAGAGAAAGCAGTCTTAAAGTGCTTCGAAGGTCCAGCCCACATCGTTAAACCAGGCGTTAGACCTCCGTCTAATTTACCTGACAATGCAATATTAATTGCAGGAATAGAAGTAGGAATCATATCCTTCTTCTGAAAGAATTTCGAATCGGCTAGAATAGCCGTATCCTTAATCGTAGAGTTCTTCTTAATTTTATCAAGTATAGACATAGTGTAGTTCCTTATAG